GATTTTGCTATGATAGCTATTGATAAAGATAGAACAGTAAGTGAAACACTAAGAGCTCTTAATGTTAAAGCAATAGCTAAAGATCCTAAATGGAAAATATCATTTGCAAATGGTGGTGATCAAAATAACGATTCTATACCAGAAGCTAGGATATGTCAGGAATTGGGCATATCTTTAATAGAAGGATTGGGTGGAAAAATTCAATCAAGTAGTTGGTTATTAAAATAAATAAAGTATGAGAATAGGTTTGTGTGGTACAATGAGTGTAGGTAAAACTACATTAGTAAATGAATTAAAAAAATTAAATCAATTCCAACGTTTTAGTTTTGCTACTGAACGTAGTGAATATTTAAAAAATTTAGGTATTCCATTAAATACGGATTCTACATTAAAAGGTCAAACGGTATTTTTAGCGGAAAGGGTTTCTGAATTAATGAAAAAATGGATAATAACTGATAGAACTGTAATAGATGTTATAGCTTTTACAAATTGTTCAGAAACAATAGATTTTAAAGATAAGGAATATTTTGAAGATTATGCTAGAGTATTTGTAGGTGAATATGATTGGATTTTTTATATAGATCCAGTTGGTACTAAAATTGAAGATAATGGAGTTAGAGAAATAAATCCGGAATATAGAGATATAGTTGACGCGGCTGTATTAAAAGCATTTCACACTTATGGTCATAGATGTAAAAATGTTGGTATATTAAAAGGTTCAACCCCAGAACGTATAGAACAAATGTTAGATGCTATAAAACTTTAAATATTTATAGCAAATAATAATCATGGAAGATACATTCAACTTAAAACAATGGAAATCTGATATTACGCTTAATGAAGATATAGGTGATAGGCTAGCCCAATTATCTATGGATGATTTGTTTCAATCAGTAAGAAATATGGCTAATACTAACTATATATCTGAAGAAGAAGCAGCAGAAATGGCAATTGAAAAAATTGCTCAAGAATTTGGAGTTGATGGAATGGTAAGAGAAGATATTGATGATGATACTGCTGAAAAAGCACCAGCTGGAGATAAAGCATTAAATAAAAGATTAAGTAAAGCTGATAAAATTGTAAAAGATTATAAACGTCTTAGAGATTTAATGAAAACGGAACTTGATATGTATAAAAGCTTTGAAAGTCCTGAGAATAAAGAATTAGCTAAAAATAGATTAAAAAAACTAACCCCTGAGTTTCAGGCGGCTAAAAAAGCATACGAAAAATTAAAAGGTGTTAAACTTTAAGGAAAGAGCGGTTTATATATTAAGCATTATTTTTCTTGCTGCATTATTATTTTATTTTTTATTTTCAAAAAATGAAAATTATGTTGTAGATTATAATTCTCAAATTAATAATTTAGAGAATAAAATAGATTCCTTACATGGAATAAATTCAACTTTAAATACACAAATTAAAGGGTTGAATGATCAAATCTCTGGTCTTGATAATGAATTAATTTTACAAGACAATAAGATTTTTAAATTAAAAAAAGAAGTAAATGAAAAAATTAATGATGTTGATTTTTTTAATGATGATGAGCTGGAGCAGTTTTTCACAAATCGCTACAGACAGTACCTCGATTCAATTAGAAAAAAAGATAGCGAAACTCATTATTAAGGACCTTCTTTTAGGAGATAGTTATAAAAATGAATTAAAATTAACTGATACTAAAATTGATATTTTAGAACAAAAATTAGTTTTAAAAGACAGTATTATTTTTAATTTAGAATCAAAATCAAATAATTTTGAATCTATTTTACTTAGTAAACAAGATCAATTATCTTTATCCCAAGAACTTTCTAGAAAACTTCAAACTGATTTAAAAAAACAGAAAGTTAAAACTAAATTAATGGGAGGTGCAGGAATATTAATAGCTGCGGGTGCCGTAATTATATTAAAATAATATGGCTGAAGATTTAAAAGCAATAATAAAATCTGAATTTATAAAATGTGCTCAAGATCCAGTATATTTTATGAAAAAGTATTATATGATTCAAAACCCTAAAAAGGGTAGAATTAAATTTAATCTATATCCATTTCAAGAAAAAGTACTTAGACATTATCAAGATGAAGAATACCTTATAATTAATAAGTCACGACAATTAGGAATATCCACTTTATGTTCAGCTTTTTCATTATGGACGATGTTATTCCAAAAAGATAAAAATATACTGTGTATAGCTACCAAGCAGGAAACAGCGAAAAACATGGTAACTAAAGTGCGGTTTGCTTATGATCAACTACCTAAATGGTTACAAATAAAAACCGTTGAACATAATAAATTATCATTAAGGTTAGCTAATGGATCACAAATTAAAGCTACTTCAGCAAGTTCAGATGCTGGTAGATCGGAAGCAGTATCTTTATTATTAATAGATGAGGCTGCTTTTATCGATGGTATTGATGAGATATTTGCTTCAGCACAACAAACATTAGCAACTGGAGGTAGNTGTATAGCNTTATCTACTCCTTATGGTACCGGTAATTGGTTTCATTCTACTTGGGCTAAAGCAGAAGCAAGAGAAAATACATTTTTACCTATTAGATTACCATGGACTGTTCATCCAGAACGTAACCAAGATTGGAGAAATGAACAAGATGTAATATTAGGTAATAGAATGGCGGCACAGGAATGTGATTGTGATTTTAGCACTTCAGGGGATACTGTAGTAGAACCAGATGTATTAAATTTTTATGAAAGTACATTTATTCAGGAACCAGTTGAACGTAGAGGAGCTGATGGAAGTTTATGGGTATGGGAAATACCAGATTATTCTAAATCTTATGTGGTAGTAGCCGATGTTGCTCGTGGAGATGGAAATGATTTTTCTGCTTTTCATGTATTAGATATAGAAACTGCAACACAAGTAGCTGAATTTAAAGCACAAATACAAACTAAAGATTATGGAAATGTATTATTTGCAATAGCTACTGAATATAATGATGCATTACTTGTAGTTGAAAATGCAAATATAGGTTGGGCTGTAATACAACAATTAATAGATAGAGGATATCGTAATTTATATTATTCACCTAAAATGGATGTATCAATGTCCAACGCTGATCAATATTTAAGTAGATTTGAAAATGGACAAGGTATGGTACCTGGATTTACTACATCAATGAGGACAAGACCACTTGTTATCTCCAAAATGGTTTCGTATCTTCACGAGAAATCTGTAACAGTCAGATCAAAACGATTGTTAGAAGAATTAAGAACATTTGTATGGAAAAATGGTAAGGCGCAAGCTTTAAGTGGATATAACGATGATTTAACTATGGCATTTGGTATAGGAGTATTTTTAAGAGACACAGCTTTACATTTTCAACAACAAGGTGTTGATATGGCTCGCGCTACATTAGGAGGAATACATTCAACTAATCATCTTGCTCCAAACATTTATTCAGGAAATAACAATGCAAATAAAAACCCATATGAAATGGAAAATCCTTATGGTGAAAAAGAGGATATTAAGTGGTTATTGGGGTAATTAATATTTATTATATATACAAAACATGGCAGATACATCATTATTTAGTAGGTTAAGAAGATTATTTTCTACTGACGTTGTAATAAGAAATGTAGGAGGAAATCAATTAAAAGTAATTGATTCTGAACAAATACAATCTTTAGGACAACTACAAACAAATTCCCTTTACGATAGATTTAATAAATTGTATAGTACTACAGGTGGCTTGAATTATAACATGATGCAGCAAGTCAACTTTCCATCAACTAGAATTCAATTATATACTGATTACGAAGCTATGGATACGGATTCTATTGTTGCTTCTACATTAGATATTGTTTCTGATGAATCTACTCTTAGAAATGACTTCAATGAAGTGTTACAAATTAGATCTGCAGACGAAACAATACAAAAAATATTATATAACTTATTCTATGATGTGTTAAACATTGAGTTTAATTTATGGTCATGGACTAGAAATATGTTAAAATATGGAGATTTTTATCTAAAATTAGAAATTTCAGAAAAGTTTGGAGTATATAATGTTATTCCTTTCTCTTCATATACTATAATTAGAGTAGAAGGAACTGATCCTGCTAACCCTTCAGATGTTAAATTTAAATATGATCCAAGTTATTCTGTATCAGAAAACCCATTAGGATTTCAAACTATATCCCCTGGTGTAGGAGTTAATACAGGTGATGAAATTATATTTGACAACTATGAAATGGCTCATTTCAGATTATTATCTGATTTTAATTACTTACCTTATGGTAGATCTTATTTAGAACCAGCACGCAAAATATGGAAACAAATGACATTGATGGAAGACGCAATGTTAATTCATAGGATTGTTAGAGCACCAGAAAAAAGAACATTTTTTGTAAATGTTGGTAATATACCACCTGCTGAAGTAGAAGGATACATGCAAAGAATGATCAACAAAATGAAAAAAACACCATATGTTGATCCACAAACAGGTGAATATAATTTAAAATTTAACATGCAAAACATCTTAGAGGATTTCTACATCCCTGTTAGAGGTGGTGACGCAACAACTAGAATAGAAACTACAAAAGGTTTAGATTATGCTGCTATTGAAGATGTAACATATTTAAGAGATAAGTTGTTTGCTGCTTTAAAAGTACCAAAAGCTTATTTAGGATATGAAGGTGATTTAGAGGGAAAAGCAACATTAGCTGCCGAAGATATAAGGTTTGCTCGTACAGTTGAACGTATACAAAAAATATTAGTATCTGAATTAACTAAAATAGCATTAGTACATTTATATGCTCAAGGGTATGATGGTGCTTCATTAACTAACTTTGAACTTTCATTAACTACTCCTTCTATTATATATGATCAAGAAAGGATTGCACTTATGAAAGAAAAAGTAGAATTAGCTGCTTCTATGCTGGATCAAAAGTTAATGCCTACAGATTGGATTTATGATAACATTTTCCACTTTAGTGAAGACCAATATCAAGAATATAGAGATTTAATTGTTGAAGATCAAAAACGTAGATTTAGAGAAAATCAAATAGAAGCAGAAGGAAATGATCCGGCTGAATCTGGTGAAGCATATGGTACACCACATTCATTAGCTTCATTATATGGTGCTGGTAGATACCCAGGAAGTAAAGGTGTTCCATCTGGATATGCAATTGGTGATAAAAATTATCCTGAACAAGTATTAGATCAGGGAAGACCATCTGAAAGTCCATCAAATTATAATCAACAAGATAGTAATCTTGGTAAAGATGTTACAGGTTCTGATAGAATGAAATCTTCAAATCAGGCAGAAGATAGACCAGGATTAAATGAAACAAAAAAGAAAGAAAATTTATCAGATAATCTTTCAACACGAGCTATATTTGCTCAAAATCATAAAAGTTTAAAGAAAATGTTTCCCAAAACACAAGTAAATTTATTTGAAAAAGAAAATTTATTAGATGAAGAACAAATACGTGAGGAAATAAAATAAATTCAATATTTATAGACAGTAGCGCACTACTTATGAAAATGAAACATAACAAGTATAAAAACACTGGTGTTCTTTTCGAATTATTAGTTCGAAAAATTACATCAGATACTATGTCTAATAGTAATTCAAAAGCAGCAAGTTTAGTAAAAAAATATTTTACTAAAAGTGAATTAGCTAATGAAAATAAACTATATCAAACATTAAATCGATCAATCTCTTTATCAGAAGGTAAAGCTGAATCAATATTGTCTACAGTACTTGATTTATCTAGAAAGTTAGATAGGGATAAACTTTCAAAGGAAAAATATAATTTAATAAAAGAAATTAAAAATAATTTTGATATTAATGATTTTTTCGGAGCTAAAATTACAAATTATAAACTTTTAGCATCAACTTATATATTGTTTGAATCTTATAATAATAAAAAATTCGGAAACCCTGAATCTATTATTACCTCTAAAATTACTATATTAGAACATATTACTTCAAACCCAGATTCTAAAATATCTTTATCACCGTTAGTTGAAGAATTAACTACAATGGATAAAGGTACACGTTCTTTAGCATATAAAATAATGCTAGAAAAATATAATGAAAAGTTTGATAAACTTACTAAAGAACAAAAAGAAGTATTAAAAGAATATATTAATAGTGCAACTGATGCACCTAAATTAAAAAGTTTCTTAAATAATAAATTTAACATTATTTCTAAAGTATTAAAAGAAAATGTTAATAAAATTAAAGATCCGGCTCTTAAAATAAAAATCAAAGAAGTTATAAACTTAATTAATCCTATTTTGAAAACCAAAAGTTTAAAAGATGATCATTTAGTTGCATTGTTGCAATATCTTGAACTTTCAAAGGAAATCGAAATAGTATGAAAAAGATAAATTTAAAAGGATTAAAAAAGGAAATGAGCACTACAGGTACCGGTGCTTCTTTTGTACCCGGTGTTGGTGCTCAATATGCAACTCCTAAAGCATTTAAGTCTAAAAAGAAAAAAACTGAAGAAGGTCCTAAATGGTCTAAATTAAGACAAGGTCAATTAGGTATAGCAAAAACATCACCTGTTTCTAAACAAGTAGATGTTTCCGAACCTTTTACAACACTTAGTCCCTCTATTCCAAACAGAAAATCTAAGGCTATAGATTATATTAAATTGTTTGAAAAATCAATTGATCAATATCTTGCTGGTATTAATAAGAAAGCTGATCAAAAATATAAAAAGTGGAATCCTGTAACAGATTTTACAGATAGTCAAGCTAATGCTGGTGATAATACGGGATATGATATGGATACACAAGATGCTGCTTCCGTTTCAGAATTAGCTAAATTTGCTAAAAGTAATTCTAAGGTTGGAGATACTGATATTGAAGGTGGAGTAAAATATACTATTACAAATATAGATGATGCTACAGGTCAAATTTCTTGGGATATAGATTACGTGCCTGCTTATGATACAGTATATAAAGAATTTAAAGAATTAAGAAGTTTTTTAAACACATTAGCAACAAAAACCGATGATAATGTTATTGATGATTTAAATGATGAGATAAGAGATACATTTAATAAATATAGAACCCATATTAGAAAAAATTATCCCGATGCTTATAAAAAATTTGGTACAAACGAAAATATAAACGAACAAGCTGATTACAAATATCTTACTCAAGTAATTTTAGATGCAAATCCAAAAATGAATGTTTATTACAGTTCTTCAGGAAATGTAGTAAATATAGGTGGTGTTGGATATGACAGTGGAGAATTAGTTAAAAATTTTAACCAACCACAAGGTTCGTCTACCAAAATTAAAAATAACTTTTATTACGCAAATAAAGATCCACAAATAACCAAAAGAGAAGTTGAAAGACTATCTAATGGAAAAATTAAAGTGGATATTCAAAAAGGATATGGTAATGAACCTTTCGTAGTTTATAGTCTAGCAGAATCATTAAACGAAAGATTAGGTGTTTCTAAAGATAAATTAAGTAACAT